TTATTCCAACAATTTCGTCATTCCGTAGAGATCGTCCGGCCGGAGATGAGCATACCTTCTGGTCGTCATTAAATTCCGATGTCCAAGCCATTTCGCAACTGAATACAACGGGGCACCTTTCTGAACGAGGCGGCTGGCGCAGGTGTGGCGCAGGATATGAGGCACCATGAATTTATCGTCAGCGTAGCCAAGCGTTTCACGCATTTTCAGCCACGCTGAACGGAGCCAGTCTTCTTTCGGCACAAACTGTTCGTGATTCGGTGATAGTCCGCTTAGTTCTTTCAGCGCGTCAGCCGCGCGCTTGGTCAGCGGAACGGAACGCGTGTCGTTGTTCTTCGTGTCGCGCAGAATGATAATGCCATGATCGCCGGCGTTCCAATCTACGTCTTTCACAGAGGCCTTGAACAACTCCCCCGTTCGGATGCCGGTATCGACCAACACGATACATGACAGGTATTCAACACGATAACCGTTGTCTTTGAAATAGTTGAGGACACGGATTTCTTCGGCTTCACTCAAGAAGCGGAGCCTCCCAACGCTTTCTTTTAGTCGCGGGACTTTGGGCTTTTTGGCGATATATCCTTTCTCTGCTCCCCACGACAGGATTTTGCTCAACGCAGACAGTTTCCTGTTGATGGTACCGCCTGAGTTGCGTTCGACGTTTTTCAAATGGAGTACGTATTCATCAATCTTTTCTGCTGTGATTTCGGACAGCAGCATGACCGGGTTGAAATACCGCATGATGAGGTTCGTGTTTCTGACAAACCACGCGTGGCTTTTACACTGGTCTTCCGACCAGTCGGTTGCCAGCAGGTGGGCGATCGCGCCGCCCAAACATTTAGGGCTGGTGTCGCTGGCGCGTGCGCTCAACATCTTCGGTATATCCTTCCTTAGCTGTATAGCTTCTTCCAGCGTGACGGTATAGCCAGCACGCCTGACGCCGTTGTACATAATTTCCCATTTATATCGGTTGCCTACCTTTCTAATGCCCTTGGGCAAGTCTCTGTTCATTCCGTGCTCCTTTTTAAGCGTTAAGTAGCCTAAATTGCTCAGAATCGTCGAGGATCGTCGCTAAGGCATCAAACTTTATTTTTAGGTATATGAGTATGCCTTAGACTAAGTTATGCCCCTTGTCGTGCGTTTTTGACGCCTCTATTTTTCACAAACAAGTCAAAAAAGTATTTTTGACCTTTACCTGTAATCAGGGGCGTAATCTGCACGATCTTTTGTCCGGTCCATGGATTGGTTTTGATAAACTCGCTTGCGACAAGCCAGCCGTTGTTAATGGATTCTTGCGTTGGTTCGTTGTTTCTGCCGTTTTTACAGAGATAGCCTAGTTTGCGAAGGTCTTCAAAAAGACGGCGTTGACCTGTCGGGTAACCGGCTTTGTTGAGCAGTTTTGCGAATTCTCTGACATACAGCAGGTTTTTCGTTGCCGTACTCGCGCCGTAGAGAATTGCTCCATTCGGTTCAAGATAGGTTCGAATTGTACCGAACGTTGTGCTATTGAAAATCTGTAATGCGTTCTACTCCATCAGCTTTTAATCTCCTTTCTCCATTCCACCAAGGCCTGTGAAAGGTCAAGCGTCGCACGGTATGCTGCGGGAATGACGCGAATATTATTTGGACACATCCAAACTTTTTCTTCAGGATTTTCGCGCAGCCAATCAAGTTGTTTCTTGGTATCGTTGATTATGTTTTCCAGCCGTGTTGCTGTGCGTACCATTTCGCTTAGCAAGTTACTTGTGATGTTATTACGCCGTAGCAGCTTATCTTTAATATAATTATTCATTTTTGTTTTTACTCCAATCTTTAAATAGAAAAGTTAGTGCCCTTTTTCGTTATGCCATTCTTTGTTGTGTCTATTCATAATAGGGCGCTGAAATAAAAAGAACCACCTACTTTCATTTGTAGGTGGCTCCTTGTTGTTAGTATGTTTATTCTTTTTCTTGTGTTTCCGCTGGTTCAATTGCCAGTTCGTGTTGCAGTCCCATACACAGCCCTATGTAAGTCGCTTCGTCAATCTCATCCATTTTTTCAGGCGACAGCATGCCCGCACACCATACGGATGGTTCTTCAAACAGCTTCTTTTCAATCGGATACGGCTGTGCGCATAATACCCATGACTTTTCTTTTAGCTTTGTCGTTCCCGGTTCTATAACAACGTTCGTTACATACCGTTCATTGTGCTTGTATTGCTTATCGGATGTAATGAGCATTATTTCTACGGTGTTATATTTCTTGAAATATTCGCCCTCTTGGAGCACGAGGACGAATTTAGGTTTACCGTTCGGATATTTGGGATCAAGGGTATACGGGAATGTGATGTAATAAATTTCTCCACGACGAAGGTTCATTCTCCGCTTTCTCCAATCTGCTTGTACATAAGCGGGGCAAGTTCGCGCGCGTTTTCGTTTTCAGCGCACGCTCCAACAGGCACGGCATTATGGTAATACCGCTTTCGCTGTGCTGCGCGAAACTGTAGTGCGTTTAGCTCTTTCCTTTTGGTAAGCATACGCTGTCACCTCTCTTGTTTTGTCGGTTACGTCTACATGTTATATTAACGCTTCATTTTTAAAAACGCAACAGGGATATTACATCGTGTTTTTAATAATGAGTGTAACCTCAAATCCGAACAGATAAAATTTCTTGACTTTGAATATCTTTTCGCGCATAGGCACACCTCTTCACTCATGATATGTAATTACACATTCGCCATCGTCGTATCCAAAAAGCGACGCATTGTTGTAGCAGTGTTCACTTGCAAGATAGTCAAGGCTTTCTCGCGCTAAAATGAGATACTCAAGCGCTTCTGATAAAAGCTCTTCAATCCGTTCGCGTGTAATATTCTGCTTACGCAACGTAGTACGGAGTAGACTTTCCACGGTGTCCAAGTCCGCGCCGATCTCGTTGCAGGCAATGCTCAGTTCACGGTTTTCAATCATTTTCGCGTCCTCGTTAATAATTAGATGTAAGGTTCAAAATTTCTTTGAACTGATTGTAGATTTTTTCGCGGTTGAGTCGCTTTGCGTCTTTGAGTTCGCGCAGCTTTTCATCTACGTATCGTTTGATTTCTTGCAGCTGATTGTAATAGCCATCGGAGATAGCCTCGTAATCGTCGCTGCGCTGCGCGTACAAATCTTGGCGTTTCTGTCCAGGTTTTAGTTCATTTAGCGTGTTAAACATCTGCGTGACATAGTCCGCAGCGTCTGCTCCTAGCGTCGTTTCGACTGCGGACACCATGTCCCGCATTGTCGCCACTGTAGTCCCGTCTCTAAGGTAAAGCCGCTCGATGCACTGATTGTTTTCAACGTATGCCATATTGGTTTTCCTTTCTTGGGAGATAAAATATGTGGCTAGACGCAACAGTCTAGCCACCTCACAATTTACAGTTAAAAACTGTTATAAATTTCCTCAAAATATTGGTTAATCATTTCGCATACATCAGAGTTTACGTGCAGCACCTCTTCATCGCCGCCCCAGTGCCCTTTGAGTTTGCGCTCGTACGTATCAAGCCAAATCGTTGGGCCGCCGCATGCAAGCAGCAGGCACACGCCCTTATAAGTTTTATTGCGGCTTACGCGATAATCAACGTCTAATACATCGCCAAAATACGTATAAAATTCGTCGCCGTATCCCTCAAAATCAACGACGAGAGTATTTAGCTCATTGGACACACGTTTCAACATATCTATTAATTCGTTGCTAGACATTTGTAGACACGCCTTTCTTTTATGTATTTTTAGTACTCTTGCAGAGATTATCTAGTCATGTTAAAATGCTCATGACCTGATAATCAGTTGTCGCTATCGTATTGTTACTATATGCTCGCCAACGTCTTACAGTTTGGAGTAGCTGGCTACGCCACTTATAGACGATATGCGCGCAGGGATAGGCGCAATACCTTTCGCCGACTATTCGATTGTCAAGTTACGGAGTATCGTGCTAGGGTTGCCGCCCATATAGCACGATATTTTTATAGCCTATACACCTGATGCTGTAGCAGTAGGGACGGCGGATAGAGTACGCCAGACTATGGTCAGTGTAGCGTCTATATGATGTATGAGCGCGTGCTGCTGTGTCAGAGAGCGCCTAGGCTGTGAGCTATGGCCGTCGATACACTAGCGGGTGAGCGCCTATCTATGAGGCCTCATATGTGTGCTGTGTAGACTGTGCCTGTACTCACGACTGCCAGCTAGAGCAGTGAGGCGTAGGCGGTGGCTCTGATTGTCTCAAGGGATGTGCTTTGTCGGTTGCGTCCCCTGTGACGATGGCTGTATGATACACCTTGCTGCTCGATATGTCAAGCGCATCAATAGATATTGCCGTATGATTGACATTACTGCTTCCGAAAGAAAGGTGATAGTGTGATTGATTATAAAACAGTAAAACAAATAGATTATTTATTAAAGTCAAAGGCGTTTTCAGGTTTAACGGAACTCATGGCCTTTCTATTAATGGCTGAAAAAGGCTCTTTGACAAGCAATGAAGCATATAAGAAAATTGGTGCGCATGGTTCATATATGCGAAACGTGCTATCACAGATGAAAATAAAAGGACTTGTTAATTCAGTCGATGACAAAGACGATAAGAATAGAAGTGCATTAGTTCGACAAATTTATTCCTTATCATCAAAAGGCTCTTCCTTATATAGACGTATTCAAAGCGGTGAAGAGAACGCGCAGAGCTAGGTGAGGACTATCACGGCGGCTTTTGGCGTGCTGTGATGTGACGCAAGGTGACAAAAAATATATATGTATATAAAATAACACATTCGTGTTACGTTTTTATGGATTTTGTTTAAACCGTGCTACACTTCTACTAGTAGCATGATAATCGACAAATGACGCCTTTTGTGCTACTACTCTATGCGCAATCGTGGCACGATCAACAGGTTTACGACAGCCCACTACAACAGCCTGCATAAAAACCCTTGCAATCACAAACTTTGCGGATAAAACCCATGGGATGTGTAATCCCCTACTTTTTAATGATAACAGGGGCGGGAGGCCATATGGGGGAAAACGCAAGTTCAATATAACGTTCAAACGCCTCAGATTTTTTCTCCAAAATTTCATCGGGCACCTTTCGCTTTTATTTTTAAACGGAGGACGCAATGTTCAACGAAACCCCAGATTTTTCAGATAAACAGATTGCAGTCGCCATTCTCGTCATTTGCGGGCTTCTTTATGGTTACATGAATATTAGGGTTGTGAACGCCAAAATGTTCTTTGAAGGACTCCTTACCTGCGGCATTGCTGGATGGCTCTTACCCGGTATTGTTATCCCACTCGCTCTTATGCTGGCTGGTTACATTCCTTATTCATTAACCAGCGAGGGACCTCTTGCGCTGGGGCGCCAAATCCTCTTCTATTTTTTAATTGGCACACGTTTTATGTGGGCGCTCCAATCAACTGAGGACTGCGCAACTGACAGATTTATTTCAGCCAATAATATCCCTGCACAATACCGTCTATACCGGTAGGCTGTAACGTGCAACCATCCAAATATGCCCCAAGTTCGAACGCCAAGGGGGCAAACTTGTTTTAAAGGTAACTGAGTATACCTCGACACAAGTTAGGGACATCATGACGCGTTTTTCGCCGTGTCCCACATCGACGCGTGGTTAAAGCAACACGACGACACAGCATCCAAAGCAATGACACAGAAACAAGAACGACGACACAAAGGTAAGGGTAACGACACAGAGAGCAGATTACGACGCAAAGGTAAGGGTAACGACACAGAGAGCAGATTACGACGCAAAGACCGAGGGGTAACGACACAGAGAACCTTGATTGCAATATAAGACACTAAATACCTCTTGACAAAACGCTAAATGTAGTGTACAATCTGCGGCAAGCAAGGGCGAGATAAATATAGTATTAGGATTGTGTATCTAGGTATGTATTAAATATACCTAGATATTTATTATTTATGTATAGGTATTATTAAGACTCTTGTATTAGGTATGAATATAATTATGTAATAGGAAGTATTATAGGTAACTACGTAGTAGGTATTTATAATCAGTGCCTATGTAATAATTATATGTAGGTCTAATAGCATTAATATTTAGGTTACCTACATGGTGGTATTATTATAGCTATGTCTTTATTTATCCTCATACGTATCTCTATTTATTTTCTATTATTCCTTTATGCCGTAGGGGCGTAGGCCCCTAATAGAAGCATTGCTCAAAAACAAACGATAAGGCCCATAACTTATGTCGTCAGATAATCTTGTATGCCTGGAACAAGTTATGGGCCTTGTCGTCGATCCTAGGGGCCTTCTAGGGCATTTGTGCCTTTATCGTCTGCCCACGGAAGCAAGTCCTTCATAGACAGGTCGCGTCCCCACTTCTTTGCCTCTCGCAACGTCTCTGTCGAAACGGTATAGGGCTGCCTGATGTTCGGCAATATCGGGATAGCGTTTGATGTACTCTTTCACAGCCCGTGTTTTGTAACGGTTTACAACAGTGTCGATCAATTGTTCTTTCTGTTCGGAGAGGGTTCCTTCCGAAGGATTCGGGACCGCCCTCGCCCACGTTGAAGAGCGAATCAGAGCGTCAAGAGCTTGGTATAGATTTTTCCCATTGATGCGCGTATTCCCCATCGTCTCGCAGAATTCGCTGTACATAGCGTCGTTCATTGTCACACCGACGACTGCATGACTGGGAGTCCTGTTCCTTGTCGTCTGGGTCAGTGTCGCAAACACGACATCGTTATCTTTCTTGACGCTGGTGCGAAGGAATGTGTTCAGCATGGGGCCAAGCCCTCCGTTGGTGCTGTATTCGACGGGGAGACCGGTGAGCCATGAAAACTGTGTCGGTACGGTCTTGCTCACTCCGGGGATACGCGCTAATGCCGGAGCGAACCAGTCTTTCTGTTCTTTCCTCGTGCTGTCGATAAGACGTGCTGCGGTATTGGCCAGCGACGGGACAAAAGAGCTCATAAGCTGGTTGGCGTAAGCTTTAGCATGCGCATCAGCGCCGCCCCCGCGGGCATTGTCAAGCATGCTGACAAAGTTTGCGATACCTTTCATAAACGTTTTGTCCATCGTGCTCCTCGTCAGAGTGTTGAAAGCCGCCGCGACAAGATTGGCCTGCTCGGCCGGGTTCTTCGGGTCGCACTCTTTCAACTTATCGTGTATGTCGGCGATAAGAGCAAACGGCGTCGCCAGAGGTTCGAACTGATTATACGAAACGTAGACATCCCCGATCTTGATCGAGTACGGCTGCATGCCGGATTCGAGCCAAAGTTTACGAGCAGCCGGGTTGGAGGGGCCGCTGCCGGTAAGCGCACCGTTTGCGACGAGAGTCCCCGCTGTACCCCAAACCATCAGGCCCGTCATGAATTGCCCGAAATATTTTTGTGCCATTTCAGGCGTTTCCGCCCGGGACAGCTTGAACAACAGCGTGATTGGGTTGTGTTCGATCATGGCGTCTTTAAAAATATTCACGGGCGTTTTAATGAAAGGCGCAATAAGATAACCGAATGGACAGGCGTTAAGACCCTGGGCGATAGGAGCCATCCATCCCTTCAACGGCGCTTGGAACGACGTTCTTCGTGCCGCTTCGAGCGCTTTGGACGAATTGAGTCCGATTTCGGCAATGTTGGCGAGGGAGGCTTCGCCGCCGCGCATGATGCCTGTCGTGCTGTAAAGGCTGTCTTTGTACGCTTCCTTGAAGAACTTCTCCTTGAAGGCGCCGAGAGCTTTCCTGTTGCCGTTTTTGAGCCACTGACGGCGTATCGGGTCGCCTCGGACGGCGTCGTAGAACTGTACGCTCAAATGCCCGCGATAGCTGAGTTGCTTGGTGATCTCGTCAAGGGCGGCGAGGGCACGCGTCGGCGAGTCTAGGACTTTAAGCGCAATATTGTCAGCATTCGCCTTGAACAGGTTCTTTCCGGCTCCGTCGATGCGCGTCGCGCCGTCGAGAATGGGGTTGCCGGTTTTCAAGGTCGCCCAGAAACATTTACTGGCCTGTTCCCACGCTTCACCCAGACCTTTGTAATAGGCGGCCGTGCGCCCGAAAGCGCCTTTCTTTCCGTAAAGTCCCGACCAGAAAATATCGGAGCCGTCGATCAGGCCGACATTTATGGCGTTGCCTACAACGTTGGCCGTAAGGGTCGAAGGGCCGGACAGAACGGAGTTGTAGAAATAAAACTTTACCCAGCTATTGAGAATCTTCAAGGGCGTCAAAGGTTCCTTGTCGCCGAGGGCTCTCTTGGCTTGCTGGATAATAAACGTGCTGGTCTTGGCGTCGCTCAGTCCTACATCCCGACAGCCGTTGAGACAATTGCCGAGTTCCATCAAACTTTTGTCGTCAACCTTTTCCAGCAAGGCGTCTTTGATCTCTTTCATGCCGAATGTTTTACCAACATTCGTAACACTCTTTGCTTCGAAAATGCCACGCTTGTTGGCTTGCAGGCTATACCCTGTCCAGTACTTCACGTCGTGGAGCTTGGCGAAGCTGTCTATGAGGCGCGCCAGCTGGTTGACGTACTGCTCTTTCTTGGCGACGTTTCCGATGTCGTCTTTCCAGATTTCCAAGGACAAAAGCGTTTTGGGCGTGTAGTCCTGCTGCACGACGGCGCACATGGCGACCATGTTATCCGTCAGCCTCTTCCCCGCTGCTGCGGCCTCTTTGGCGAGAGTCCCATAGCCGTCTTCGTCAGCGCTGTTCAGTATTTCCATGGCTGTGTTCATGGCGTTTTCCCGTAGTTCTTTAGTTGGGTATTTATACTTGCTGGCGTGCGCCACAATATCTTCATCGAGATCAACGGCGAGCTTTCCGGAAACACTGTTCAGCGTGCGCGGGTTGATGGCGGTGCTTTTGGTGAGTTTGAGTCCCTGCGCCTGTTTGAGGATTTTGTCGGCGTTTTGCTCGCCGAGGATTTCTTTGGCGAAAGTGCCATCACTGGGATATGCCCCTGCCTTGGGGACGTAGGCGCTTTCGTCAATGCTTTTGGCGAGCTTCTGCAGATCGTCCGCGGCTTCCGCGCGAATAGCAGCTTTTTCAGCCGTCGTCGCTGCGTGAGAACTTTTCCGCACCCATTTCCACGTTCGCGCGAACATCTCTGCCACTCCGGACATGACGAAGCCTTCAACCATGTTCTTGACGCGGGCTTCGAAGACGGTGTCGTCGTCCTTGGACATTAACGCTTCCGTCAGCCCGTTGCGCAGGATATCGTTGTCGACGAGGACATTGGAAAGACGCTCGCCTTTGTTGCCGTCGACAAAGAAGTCGATAGCGCCGCCCGCCGCGGCGACCTCGGCGAAAGCCTTGGCCTTTTCGCTGGAGTTAAAGAGCGTGGCGAGGTCCGTACCGAGGATTTTATCAGCGACCTCCAAGCCTCCCCCGACCATTTTCGCCCCGGCTTGCGCACCTTTCATGGCGGCTCCTACGGTCATGTAGCCGGAAACGAACGAAGCGATCGCTTGAGCGGTGTTGCCTACTCCCGTTTGCGGCTTGAGCCAGTCGGGGACAAAGTCGAAATCGGCGTTGTCGGCGAAGAGATCAACCGAGCCCTCGCCGAACATGTAATTGAGCGGCCTGTCGACAATGGCGTCGCCGAGGGCGGCAATGCCTTCGGTCGTATTCTCGACAAATTTGAACGGACCGGAAACAAGGCCTTTCCCGGCATCGACGAGGTAATCGCCGAAGCCGGGCTGCGCGTTTTTCACAACGTCTTTCTCGTTAACTGCCGAAGGTGCTTCCGAAGTGAGGCGGTCGAAGAATGCGTCAAAATCTTCATCAGGGTTACTCTGTAGTATTTGGTTTTGATTCTGCGCTGTTTCTATTGACATTGGTCTTCTGTTCTCCTAATGCACGGCTCAGGTTCGCGTTGCGAACGAGATCGTAAACGTCTGCCACACTCCACGCACGTTGATCGCCAATGTAGTATTCGTTTTCCCGAAGGAACTCGTTGATCGTGTCGATGGCGCCCGCGGTTTCCCGGAGGCAGCCGCGATCGAGTGCGACTGGGTAAGTTACGAACACGCTGTTCGGGTTATTTTTGATTTCCAGGGCCACTTCCCTCACGACGGCGTTCAACGGTTCGCACGACGTAGCGACGAGGCCCGACGCTCGGAATAAGCGCTGCGCGTCGGCGACAGGGTACTTGAACCCCTCTTTCTTCATCTCTTCGTCGACGACGGCGTTGATGGGGCGATGCTGGACAAAATCGATGATGGCGCGGTCGATAACGGCACGCCTCTTTTCCGGGTCGAGAGCCAGCTGCCTGACGCCTGTTTTTTCTATCTCTTTGGCGATATGCTCTTTGACGCCGTTCTTGACGCACGAGGCGACGTACGCCTCACCAGCCGACAGGCGTTTGATCTGTCCGTTGGCCTGTACTTCGAAGTACTGATCACCGAGGTAACCTCGGTAGTTCGGGTTCTTGTCGATCTCTGCATCGATCTTGGCGTTGAGCGTGTTGCGGGCGAGATCGTACAGTTCTTTGTCTTCGGCGGTGATCTGCCCTGTTCTCAGCAAATCGGCCGTTTCGGCGTCACTTAGCAGGCCCGCTTTGCCTGTAGAAGCGATCCCTTCCCGTTTGGCTTGTGAGATGTACGCCTGCGTGTGCAAAGCGGCGCTGAGTGCCCCTGCTTGTTTCGGAAAAGCCTGCATGAAGCCTAGGGCTCCTTGCCGTCCTTCTTCGGTATTGAGGTTGAAGTTTTTCTCCCAGAAGGCCTTGAGGACGGCGTCTTCTTGCGCCTTCTGCGCTTGCAGCTGGTTGTAGCGTGCTTCTGACCGCAAACGTTCCTGCTTTTGGTTCCATTGCCAATTAGCCGTATTGAGGGCGTCTTCGATTTTTTCAACGTTCCGAGGGTCGTTCCGGAGCAAAGGGATGCTCTTGTAAAATGACCGCCACGTTTCTTTAGCCTGATCGCTCATGCCCTCGTGGAAATGGCTGATGAGGTAAGCCGCGCCCATGGCCGCCGCTTCTTCGCGGCTCGATTGCGAGGCGAACACGTCGAGGGCGTGGTTCAAAACTGGCGAATTGTCTTTGATCCATTGAGAAGGGCTGCCGTAAAACGCTTTGCTGTTCATGTTCGGTTCGAGCACGGCGTTCATGGCTTCGGTAAATTTCTGCTGCGTTTCGAAAAGAAGCGCCGAAGCCCTTTTTTGGAGGAACTGCTGCGTGACTTGGTTGTGGATGCTGGCGAGTCTCGGCGTGAAGTACTCCTGAAACAGGCGGGCGTCGTATTGGCCGCCCGTCTTTTCCTGCACTCTACGGGAGACTTCTTGGTTGAAAAGGCGGTCGAAAACCGCTGGGTCCTGCACGTCCGCGATTGGAAGCTCGTTGCCGTTCTGGTCGACGAACGTTTTGTGTTTGAACCAGTCGTCCATGTCGGCGGCGAGACTGCCGGTCATTTCCATCATTTGGAATTGGTTGACGCCGTGTTCGCGCGCTTTGGTGAGACGGCGGAACTTCTCGGCTCCGTCGTTCTCGACGATGCTACGGAACTCCTCGACGGAGTAGCCGCGGCCGGAGTACTTCTGTGCCAAGGCCCAGCCTTCGGCCACTTCTTTGCGGTATTGCTCGTCTTTCTTTTGACGGTCGTAATCGACGAAGGCGGGCAGGAACCGGCCGAGCGCGCCCGCGAGGGACTGCAAGCGCGTATCGTTGTGGTAATAAGGGCGTGCGTAGCTGTCGGTGACGCTCCGGGAAGCGGAGGTGACGACGCGCTGATCGAGGTCTTTTACAATTCGTGTCATTTATACAGGTCCGTCCATGAAGAGAAAGCGTTCAGCGTAGGACGGGGCGTCCCTTTCGCATGAGAAGTGATGCTGAGCGAAGCGTTCTCGCCTTTTTTCCCCATCGGTGTGCTGTACGGGTGTTTGCCGTTGCCTGTTTTGGCGCTGAGTACGGCTCCCAGCCCGGAAATGGCCGCACCGAGGATGCTCGGCCCGGACGTTTGCTGGACGCCGTTGATGCGGGACTGCGCTTCCTGTTGAATGGAGTAAAGGTTGTCTTTTCCTTGCTGTTTCTGAATCTTTTGGTTTTCGTCGATCAGAGACATTTCCCTTGCACCTTGGCGCGCCAAATCCAACAGCGTGAGGTTGGTGCTATTGCCTTCGTTCTGCGACGAAGCCAGCGCCGTGCCCTGATTGTTCAGCGCGGTAAGATACGCGTTCTGGCGCTGCCGCGCCGCGTTCGCCGCTTCTTCACGCTGGCGGCTCAATTCTTGCGTGTATTTGAGAATGGCGGCTTCGTTGGCCGACTGCGCGTTGAGCGCCGCGTATTCGTTCTGGGCATTGGCCGCTTGCGATTCAGCGATAAATTGCGTCGCTGTCTGGGCTATGCCCAAGAGGGCCGATACTGCGAGACACACGCTGAATCACCTCACTTGTCGTATTTTTTGCGATTGGTCCGTAAAGAAACGGCCCGCAGATTGGAACGCGTGTTCGAACCACCCCGGGCGAGCGGCCGGATATGGTCGGCTTCCCTTGGGTCGCCTTTTTTGAGCCCGAGGACGCGCCGCGCCTGATTGCGCAGGCTGCGTTTGTGGATTTGCTCGGGCTTTCCGTGGTATTCCCTATATTCTTTCTCGTAATCACGTATTTTGACGCTTTTTTTCATATGTGACGGCCATGGGTTCTACCCAATGACGAACATTCCCTCCTTTTGCTTTCAGCGCTTTCACGGCGTCACCTGAAATGACGAACAGGTCGAACGCCGTCGCGTCGCGGTCGAGTTCAGTCATGATGTCGATCGTCGCTTTGAGTTCTTCTTCATTGCGCTCCCTGATGTTGGCTTCGCGGTCGACGCCCATGACCTGCGTCCAGTAGGCGACCGCGCCCGCGAGAGCGTCAAGACGGTCGTCGTGGTTAAGGCTCCCCCGCTCGCGCGTGATGCGTGTCATTTGGTAGAAGAGCAGGTATTCCCTAGCGCGTTCTTCCGGGTAGCGCTCGATGGAGTGGAAATCTTCCTCGATTACGGAACGGTCTACGATCAGGCGGTGCTGGTTGAGCACGGGCTCGAGCGTGTCGATGATGCGCGCTTCCTTCTGCTTTGTGCTGCGCACTTCTTCGAGGGCGCACGGGTATTCGTCGTTCAGGTACGGTTTGAACAGTTCGGCGAACATGCCGTCGCCGAAGTTCGATTCGATGAGGATTTTGTTGACTTTGTTTTCCTTAGCGACCTTAACGAGTTTCGACATGCCGCTTGAACTGTACCCTTCGATATGCCCGCAGCAGGCGGTGAGGAAAAGTTGCCCGTTGAGCGTTTTTACAACGGCGTAAGCGGTTTCGTCCATGCCTCTTCCGGACGGATCGACGAACATGACCGAGCCGGTGTACTCTCGGAACTCGCCCTGTATGCCCATGGGGCGGTGAAAGCTGTCTCCGGCGAAGCCCGTGCTGGCGAGATCTTTGATGAGCAGCTCCGGGCCGCTCGACCACACGACTTTTTCCGGTGCCATGTCCTTATCGAGCGGGAGAATGATAAGGTCGTTCAGCCGCAGGGGGAAGCGTTCGGCGTCGCTCAATGTGGTATCGAGCATGAATTGCAGCGCGAATCCGGAACGGCCGTAAGACGCTTCGCGCTCACGCAAGTCGTTGTCGCTGAACCGTGCTGGGTCGGTAGTACGCCCGACGTCCTCCATCTTGGCCACGTATGGCGCGAGACGGTCGCCGTAGCCGATCCGCTTTTCCGCCGAAGGGACGCGGGCGGGCCAGATGCGCGTACTGTATCCGCGGTCTCGCAAGGCGTTGTACAGGCTCATCTCGACCTGCGGCGTCCCCAAGTAAGTGATTTCGGCGTCGTCGGCCGGTTTGAGGATGGCGTCGAATTCCTTGACGGCTTCGCTGAGTTTGTCGCGCATCATCTGTGTATACGAGTTATTCGATATTTCGATGTCGTCCGCGATAATAACATCGGCGCGGCTTCCCGTGAGCTGTCCGTAAATACCTACGGATTTTACCGATGGCGCGTGCGAGGCTCTGGCGGGGCCTACGTCGAAGGCAATCTTGGAGTTGCGTTGTCCTTTGTTGAAATCGGGTTTGAGAGGGCTAAGAATGCCCATTTCATCAATGAGGCGTAACGTGAAGGTGCTGAAAGAATCAGCGCGTTCCTTGGACGCTGACACGACCAAAATATTGAGCTGTGGGTTCCAATAGAGCCGCCATAAGGCGTAGGCCGACGTTATCCAGCTTTTACCGACGCCCCGGAACGCTTCGATGATCTTACGCTTCGGCCCGGTTTGCAGGTAGTTGGCGATATCGTATTGAAGCGGGGTCGGTTCGGGAAGGTTGAGGTGCTTCCAGACGACGTACAGGAACGCGCGAAAGTCTTTGAGCTTACTGTTCTGCCAAGGGTATTCTGTGGTCATAATAAACGAATGTCACCCCCGCCTTGGTCACGGTCGTTTCTTCATGCCGTTCGAGGCCCGCAAAGGCGAACCATTTTTTGGCGAGCTCGTTGCGGGAATCGGCGAGACAGCCGATCTCGCCTCCGGCGAGGCGGGCGCAGTGATCGACGATCTCGCGGCTGTGCCTGAGCCACCTTACGTAAGTCTTGCGGTCGATGCCTTCGCAGATGACGAAGGACATGGCCCCTCTGGGAGAGACGCAGCCGAACGCCCCGGGGCGGTCTTTGGCGTCGTACAGGACGAACATCGTTAGACTGTCGATCGCGGTAAGGCGCAGGGCTAAACTGACGGCGGCCGAATTCATTTCTTCCGGGTGCTTGTCGAGCCAGACGGCGATCTCGTCTCTGTTCGCCTTGCTGATATGGGAAGAGATATACTTCAACTCTTCGTTGGGGATTGTAGCGAAATATTTGTGCATCACGCTTCCCCGTCCATAAGGTCGCTGACAAAAGTAGGGAGCGGCTCTTTGATGTCGAAGAGTTTTTTCATGTCCTCGTCGGTGCATTCAATGTTGTTGTCTTTAAGGAACTTGATGGCGGCGGCGAGCACTTTGGTGTCAAGCGGGATTTCCCCGCGTTTCATCTGTTGTATCTGTTCGGAGAGGACGGCGGCGGTCAGGCCATGCAAGTCCCCCATCTGTTTCGAAGTCGCTTTGCTCATGAAATCCTCCGTGAGCCTGAAATTCGCATGCCAATGGCCCTAACTTGTTTTAAAGGCAATTGGGTATGCCTGAAGCAAAGTTATAGGCATTGGCGCGCGTTTTAAGGGGTGTCTTCGTCAGAACAGCTTCCATTCCATACGAAGCCCGATGCGGTAGTCACTGTTTCGTTCCCGGGACGCGAAGCCTTCGGCGAAAGCGTATAAGTGCGGAAGCGCGTCCTGTTTCTTCTGCCTCTGCATTGCCTTGATCTGTTCTCTGAGGGTAGCTGTTTCGGCGTCTCTCTCAGCGTCGAGATAAGCTCTTGAAGCTGCGAGGCGGTCATAGGCTTCGCGCTCGCGTTGGAGAGATCGTTTGATATGTTCCGCTTCTCTGAGCGCGTTTCTGACATTGTTCAAATCCTCTTGAGTCAACGATGCTTCGTTGTCATTCAGCTTAATAGCTTTGGCGTAGCAGCCAGTCGTTAAACCAATCAACAAGAGCGTCGATATCAAGGCGCTCAGTCTGAGGCGCTTTTTCGTCCGTTTCTTTGCGCGTTTCCGCCACGCTTCGTTCAAGTTCTTTCACCTCGCTCTTATGCTGTTCGACGACGGCTCCGATGTGTTTCGCCGGTGCCGAGGGGCGGTAAAAGAACCACGCCCAGAGACCGACGAGCGTATAGACGAGAAGGCCTACACCGAGCACGATGCAGGCCTTCTTGTTATTCGTAAAGATATTTGCAATCATCTTTTTTGTCGATCTTCTTGCCGATGGCTTTGGGCAGCTTTTTTTGGAGCATGCGCATGATCTCGCTGGCGCAGCAGCCGATTCCACCGGCGAATGCGTATTGTACGGACATGGGGAAGCCCGTTACTTCCGACAATAACCCGCCTAAGGTGGCGAAGAATGAGCCGGTAATAATCCGGATGCTGACAGTGCGCAAGGATTCGTTCTCATTCAGCGCTCTTACGGCTCCTCCCAAGCCACCGAGGACAAAAAAAGGAATCAAATCTTGAAGCTTTTCGGATTCGATCATACATTGCGTACTCCTTTTGTTTTACGGCTCCTGCGGCGTGTAAGTGTACGTCACGGCGGGGTCGAAGACGGGGGTGTCGTGGGCTGTCCAGATATAAGGTACGGCGTTCACTTCCTCTTCCGTCGTCGCGGCCTGCACGGCGGCTATGTGCAGCGCTTTGTCGGCGGCGATCTGGGCACGTTGGAAATCGATTAGATTTAGCATGAAAATAAAGAGGTTCATCCCGCAGCTCTGGGGATGGGTTGTGCCGGAGAGCTGGTTGTAGTTTGCAACCAGATTGACGAGCGCGGCCTGTTCCTCGGGCGTCTGGGGGCCGTCGTTCAGGTGCGAGCGCAGCGACGCGACGGCGCTGGCGGTTACTTCGGGGGAAGTGTCGGGACCGTGGGTAAGCATCAGAAGCATCTCGTCGATCTCTGTCGCTTGTCGCGCCGCGTGGCTTTCGATCAGCTGGATGCGCTGCGTTTTCAGGGCTTCCAGCCGCGCGGCGGGCAGGTCGAGTTCGCCCGCGGAGTTGATGCGCACGCAGACGGGGTAATACCCCGAAGCGCAGCGGTAGGGCGCGCCTGTCCCTGTCAGCTCGTCCATGCCAAGAAAAATGTCGAACAGCCATTCCCTAGAGTTATTTTCAACTTCGTGCCCCGCCACCTTGACGCGCGCGTAGGCTTTGATGTCGTTGCCGTAGCTGTCCTTGTAGGTTACGTATGCCATGGTTTTTCCACCTTTCTCAATTTCGCGTACATTCTCGTTATCGTCCGCGCCCACGTATAGGCACACCACGGGCGCTTGGCGTGCCCTCCGGCCACCATGGCGGCGGCGCAGGGCACGCAGCAGCACTTCAAAACGCATGTCGCGCACTCGTCGGCTTCCTTGTAAACGGGGGCGCGGCGGTTTTTGTTCGAGGCGAAAACGAAGCACGGGTACTCGTGCCCGTCCAGTCCAAGGCACCGGCTGCCGTCCCCAACGCCGCAGCCGAGATCGGCGAACGCGCTGGGGTCGTTCAACTCCGACCACCACGTTGGGCATTTCGTTTCCGCGATCCAGTCCACGACGGAGCACATCTGCTCGGCCAGAAGCAGCGTGAGACATTCGGGTATGACCGCACCGGTGTCGAAGTTAGACTTGACGCTGGACACGCCGAGGCTCAAAAGGTACTTCACGTTTTCGGCGAAGCGGGGAATGTCTTCGACGGTGAACGTGCCCTTGATCGTGATCTGTTCGGGCGAAAGGAGCGCCTTCGCGTGTTCCAGCCCCTTGATGCAGGCGTCGAAACTCCCGCAGCGGTCGCGGTCGTGCTTGTATTTCATGCCGTCGATGGAAAAGCCGAGGCGGACGACGTCCCGCCACTTCTCCAAAAACGCGGACTGCTCGGAGTGCGCCACCAACGTGCCGTTGGTCTGGATCATGAATCTCGTGTCGATGGCAAACCGCGGGTCAACGCGCTTTTTCACGCGCGAAAAGAAGGCGTCGAGTTTTTGCGGATGGAGCAGCGATTCCCCGCCGATGCAGTACAGCAGCACCTTTTCGCCCGCCTGCGGAGCGTCCTCTTCCAGACGCCGTGAAAGATAGTCGATATTATTTTCAACGTCGAACACCGCCGTACATTTACGATACTCGCAGCAGTAGGAGCACCCCAGGTTACAGTCCGAGTTCGTGAGGACGATATAGGTGCGCATTTATACGACGAGATGCGCGCCGTTGTAGACTGTGTACGCCCGCAGCGCGTCGACGCCCTGTCTCGCCGCCAGCGCAATGTCGCGAACCTCTTTCAGCTCGTGCCCGGCGAGGGCGACGTCGTCGAGAGGCGCAGAAGACGCGAGGGCGTCGGCCAGCAGCGTCCTTTCGTTCTCGGGGAGGAGCGTCTGGATGCGTTGGAGCACGTAGCAGAGCAGCAGGTTCAGGCTGTCGAGGCGCGAATAGATCGAACCGACCTCGCGCAATGTCACCGTCTCTTTCACGACTTCGAGCATGTTCTCGACCGCGCCCACTTCGTTGAGCGCCATGTAGGCGTCACCGTCGCGCATGTATCGGTATTTGAAAGCGTTTTTGTAGAGGTCGGCGAGCGTCTTTTCCGCGCCGAAGACGACGCGTTTGTAAAGCAGTCCGTAGTTCGCGGGCTGTTCCGCGGGCAGGGGGGCGTCTGCGACGATGTATTTCCTCGCGCCTGTGTAGAGGTAGCGGCCGGAGCCGAGAAGCGGCGCGTAGACGACCTTGCCCTCAATGGGGGTGTCGAGATACTCGGCGTTGATCCCCAGCCCCCAGTAGTACAGGCTGACGTAGACGCCGTTGTGGTAGTGCGCGACGGCGGTATTGATCTTGTCGTAGACGAACTGGCCGTCGTGCGTAAGGACGTCGGGTTCGATGGTGCCTTCACACAGAACGGCCGTGTACTCGCCGCTCTGGTATGCTTCGATGTTCTCGAATTTTGCAATGGTCTTGGGGTAATTGTTGCGGTTCAAGAGTTCAATAAAACTAAGCGCCATGGGCGGCACCTCCTGTCATCGAACGGTACAGGTTTAAAACCGCCTCTTCGTCGCACTTGATCTCACCGAAAGAGACGCTGTTACGCCATTCAGGGCACGAGCGATCCAAATGGTACAGTCCCAATCCAAGGTTGAGAATTTCTCGGTACCCCCAATTCGGCGTTTCCGCGTCGTCGGGGATAATGGCGACGCTCTGTCCGTCGCGCAGGCAACGTACTGTTTCGCCCACCCAGTCGGTGTAACTTGAAAGTCGGACTTCACATCTCATTTTTCCAACGCTCCTCTGTGCTTTTAATGGTCATCACAATTACATGACTCGTGGTAACCCGTGCAGCCCGAGCCGCTCGAAACTCCTGTCGCGCCGCGGGGAATGCCGAACGCGAAGTAGTACGGAGAACCGTTTGTGCCGTTTCCGGAAAGCGCTACGGTAGCGTTGGCTCCGGGGGCAAGCGTCGTCACCGAACCGATGCGGAAGACGCCGACAGGCCCTTGCGCCCCCGTAGCGCCCTTTGGGCCCTGCGTGCCTTTTGCCCCGGTCGCGCCGCGGGGAATGGTGAAATTCAGCACGGCGTTCTGGGTGTTGCCGGAGTTGCTGACCGCGGCGGTGCTGCCCGCGGCTCCGGTGGATACGGTGCCGATCTTGATGGTGGCGGCGGCTCCGGTTGCGCCAGTATCCCCCTTGGGGCCCTTCGGGCCGGCGGGTCCGGTCGCGCCAGTATCCCCCTTGGGGCCCTGCGGTCCGGTCGGCCCGGTATTACCTTTGGGGCCTACGGGGCCCTGTACGCCGACGGGGCCTTCGGGGCCGGTGACGCCTTGGGGGCCTCTGAGGTCAGCCCATGCGGCCCACGTGCCGTCAGGGTTCTTCCAGCGCAGTTTCGCCCCGTTCCACTCGTGGTCGGGAGCGGTGCCCCTTGGCCCCTGGATACCGGCTGGGCCTTGCGGGCCGGCTGGGCCTTGCGGGCCGGTCAGGCCGATTTCGCCGCGGGGGCCTTGCGCGCCGTCGAGGCCGTTGACGCCGGGAACGCCTTGAATGCCTTGTTCGCCCTTGTCGCCTTTTTCGCCCGTGCCGCCGACGACGATCCAGCGCCCGGAAGCGGAAGTCGTTTCGTCGGCCGCAGAGGGACGGGGTTCGTCCCCGGCGATTTCGTCGGTGGAGACGTAGCACCACAGGCTCCCCTGATGGCGCACCATGTTGTTGTACTCGTAGATGGCCTCTGCGTCCCACGCGCCTTTGTAGACGGCCCGCGCGGGGCCGAGATCGATGGTTTTGACAATAGACATGCGTTACCTCCTAGATGTCGGACGTGATCGCCATGATCACGTGCCCGCGGTGGTCGAAGCTGGCGACGATGTTGCTGCCTTCTTCGAGCCCGTAAACGGAAAACAGCAGGTGCCCGTCGTTGTTGTACTGGAAATTCCCGAAGCACAGCCCCACAGGGGCGTCGCCGGTAGGGCCTTTATCGCCGGTGGGGCCTTTCAGTCCTTCCGGGCCGGGGTCGCCGCGGTCGCCCTTGTCGCCTTTGATGCCCTGCGGGCCTCTGGGGCCGACTTCGCCCTGCGGACCTCGCGGGCCTTGCAGCCCCGTAGGCCCCTGCGGACCGGCGATGCCTTGAGGGCCTCGCTCGCCCTGAAAGCCTCTCGGCCCCTGCTCGCCCGTATCGCCCTTGACGCCCTGCGCGCCTTCGGGGCCGCGGAGCCCCTGCTCGCCCTGCGGGCCTTGAATGCCGCGCGGGCCTTGCTCGCCTTGCGGCCCTTGAGGCCCGGCCGGACCAGTGGGACCCATGGGGCCCTGAATGCCTTGGATGCCTTGAGGTATATAGAGGTTGAGTATGTCCTCGCTGGAATTGTACGCGCCGTACGCGGCTTGGTCCGACGGGAGCTGGTGGACGAGTATTTGCAAGCGTTTGAGGTCACCTCTGACGTTGGGGCGGTGATACGCCTTGACATACCACGCCCAGCCGGGGATAAGCACGGGCGTGTGGCTCATGTCGGGCAGGTTGGCCGCGCCGAGGCAGTCGGCGAGATACGGGTACTTCGCCGTGTCATACGGCGCGCCATTGGCGAGGAGATAGCCGGGTTCCTGCTGTCCTTTCTTGAACATGACGGTCGCGCCGATGGGCACTCCAGACGAACAGTCTTCGAGGAACGCTGCGTATTCTTTGACGATCTGGAACTTGCCGAGAAAGTCGTTGTACGTCACCTTGAACTCGTCGACGAGGCCGTTGACCTGCTTGACGTATGGGTCTACCGACTGGGATAAATAATCGTAGGCTTCCTGCGTGATGAAAAGATTCTGGATGACGCTCAGGTCGAGGTCTTCGGCGAGGATGACGTTGCCGTCCTCGAAATCGACCAGCGGGTGGTCTTTGGGCGTGTCGCGGTATATCTTGACGTCAGCGTCCTTGGGCGGGGCCGTTCCAAGGCGTAATGCGCCGTTGCTCAACCATTCCACGATCGTTAAGGGTGTGTCTTCGGCATTGGCTCTGTAAAGGCATGCATGTACGTGTGCTTTCGATATGTAAGGGAACGAAACGTTGAACGTCTTGTTCGCGCCGTCGCCCTTATACATAGCGTAGCTGTATGGGGTGCTTGCTATCCGTCTCACCTCTTAGATGTTCTTGTTTTTCTTGGTGTAATTCCCTTCGACGTCCATGGAGAGGAAATCGTGAGGGAAGTAATTGTCGCTCTCGACGCTGACTTCCACTTCGGTGTTGCGCCCGCGGCACGGCACCGTGAAACTGTTCGTGGCGATCGGCAAGCTGTCAAGCACGGAAGAACGGCGGCCGACGATCTGGTTGCTCCTGTACAATACAAAGCGGTCGTTGACTTTACTCTTCACTCTTACGACGAACGGCCCGGTCATGAAGTAACTGAGCGTCCAGCGACGCAGCTGCAAACGCCCGTCGGTGAGTGTGGCGGTCGCGCCCGAAGCATCTTGTTTTGTTGGCCAGATTTCGCTGAAAACGGCCTTCCTTGTGTATGTTTCGCCGATAACCACATAGGAGTACTCTTTGTCTAAGTTGACCGCCCTGCCGTCGATCTGCGTGGTTGTCAGACGCATCAGACGGTTCTTTGCGTCTTTCGCAAGGACAACCAGTTTGTCTGCGTCGGGCGTGTAAGGGAGGGTCACTGTCGCGACGTTCGCGTACGTCGTCTGGAAGTCGAGCGCTGGTTCGTAAAGCAACTTGTGTTTTGTCTGCTGCGTGGAAAGGTCGAGCGTGCACATGATCCTCTGATTGTTTTTCAGTAGTTCGAGCCAGAGAACGTTGTCTCTGAACGCCATGTTCAGGATTGTCGCGTTGAAGGTCTGTCTGCTCCACGCGCTTTGGAGCTTGTTGCCGCCCGAGATATAGCACTGGTACAGGAACAGCGTGTTGGGGTAAACCGAGCTGAAAAAGGCCAGACAATCCGCTGTCGGGGAGGCAACAAGGCACATGTTAGCGCCTTTGGGAATGAGCTGGGCGACATGGGCGGTAACGGGGTTGGCTGTTTTGTTGTCGGTATAAGGATCAACGCCGTACTCCCTGACCTGCATCTTCGCGCTGTAGGCGGTGGCGAAATAGAGCCTGTCTCCGACGACTGGGAGGCCGATATCCGGGAGGCACGAGTACGCCGTGGACGGCAGGACAGCGGCTGTTTTGGGGCTGAGCGCGTCCGGCGAAGAGAACGTGTACTGACGACGGTTGCTGAAAAAGAATAGTTTATCCTGCACGGTGACGGTGGCGCGAATGTCCGAATAGTCATCGACAGACACGGAAAGGTCGATGGGATCGGCGTCCGTCAACGTCTGCACGGTTTCAGGGAAAAAGCGCTCAAGGTCCCCCGCCGCGGACAGCGAGACGGAATCCCCCGCCACGAAACCAAGACGATTCCGATAAAGGAAGAGCGCTGTAATCTTTTTGCCGATGAAGCTCGGCCACGGCGCTGACTCAGCGTCTCCGGAAGAACGCGCCGCCCAGTTGACAGGTTTGAACACCCACATGTCTTCTTCGAGATCGTGAACAAGGAGGTGTGGCATCGTCGCGTTAACGAACTTGTTGGGAATGTCCGGCGCAACGCATTCTTCCCACGTACCGCGGGACAGGCCGGTTATCGTCTGTGTTCCAGTGTTGAAGCGAAGATTGCCCGCGTTATCCGGGAATTTCGTTTCAAATTCCACCAAATAACGATATTGGGGCGTGCCCCCAGTGGGTGTGACAACCTGCACGCCGACGTTTTTGATCCGCGTGGTGAATCCGTGCAAATTCGTGCATGAGACAAGTCTGTTCTCAGTAAACAAGGGCTCTTCCGAACTGCGCACGTAAATACGTTTCTTGACGCCGCCCACAGGATATTCGGCGTTCTGCCACGTCAGCCGGGAAGCTGCCCCGGAAGCGACGAACCGGACATAATAATCATCCGCCGCGCTCCCGGTAGAACCGCTGATACAACACGCGAAACCCTCTGGGGCGATCGTTGGGAGATCGGTGAAGTTCTTGTTCTTCCACGTCGTCAAAGAGCTGTATGTGTTGCCGCGCGAGTCGCTTAAGCCAATGCTGAAACTGCCGCCGTCTTTCCTTTCGATCGAAATGACGGACGAAGCGTGGACGATATTGAAAGCTGCACTGATCGTCGAATCGCCGAGCAACGCGTTCGCAAGTTCGTTGGCGACCTGCTCCGTCGAAACGGACAGGCTTGTGTCGGACGAATAGCCGTAACTGACGCTTTTTCCCTGGAGCGTAACGGACCACGTGGTTCCGAGCGCCACTTGTTTGATGTGAATCAACGCATGGTTTTTGCTCTCCGTAATGCTGTTCTGATCTATCTGAGGCGTTTTCGTCCGGTTAACGATAAAGCAAGAGTCGGCAATGTTGAGAATGCGATAACTGTTTTTTTTGTCAGCGCCTGCCGGAAGACTCAGGTATGCCAAGGCGTTTCCTTGATACTGGACGGTTTTTACATTTCCCTGTAAATCCTCGATTCTGAGACCATCAGGGCCGATCCACAAGTTATGACGTACCTGCTCGTCCCGGTCAAGTGTGAAAAACGCGCCTCCCCCCGTGTACGGGGAAGAACTGACGTATTTGAGCGCCGGTCTGTTCTGCAAACCGGCGGCGGGAGAGCTGACAAAGTTAAGTTGATCTTCCAGCTGGTTGTTCAGGCGTAATGCGGCGGGCTGTTGCGAGATGCCGCCGATCAGGTTGGGGATTGTTTTGACGACGTTCATCGTGAGAGTTCTACTCCGATCAGCGGGTCCAGTTTCATGCGCACGCCCATATGCGCCGTGCCTTGCGCCGTGTCAGCGGCGATCATAGTGGCTCTGGCGCGGGCTTCGTCCTGCGCCGTCCACTGTTCGACGTTATCGTCACCAAGGGACGTTACAGCGAACTTACGGGCGGCTCTGATGGTAATGTAGGTTTTCACTTCGCTCGGCAGCGCGTCGAAATCAAGGCACAGCGTTATGTCGGCTTCGAACGGGTGTTCGAAACGATAGGTATGATTTTCTTTGTCGTAGAGTTTATTGCCACGCACGACGACATCCTTCGGCCCGTAAAAAGCCGCGCAAGGATAGATGCGCGTCACGTTGTTAGGGACACGTACCGTGCCGTCGTTCTCGGGGACAAAAGGAAAGCCTTTTTCCGTGTTGAAATAGAATTCCTCTCCCTGTACTTCACGGACCACCTGATCGAGAACGGACTTGGCGACGATGACATCTTGGTTTTGCACGCCGGCCAAGCTCGCTACGGGAGCGGCCCCGATGGTTTCGAGCATGATGTTGACGGCGCTGAGTTCCGTAGCGGTATTGGGCATGTCTTCCTCCTTGTTTAGTTGCGGATGGCTTTCTTGAAGATTCTTTTCATGACGCCGCTTTTATCGTCCACGCGAACGCGCCGCGCAACTTCCGCAAGTTTGGGCTTGGAAAGCTTCTCCACAGACTTGTGAGTGCGAGAGGCCACTCTCTGCGCCTGTTCGCCCATACGCCCGCTCATGGCAGTTGAAGCGCGCTTGAGCTTGCCTATGGCGGCAGCTTTGGCGGCGGACGCAGCCCCAGCTCCAGCAAATCCCGCTCCTGCGGCAAGGGCACCGGCCGCGACAAGCGGCACGCCTCTCTTCAAGGTTTCATGCTCTCTCCTATACGATGCGGCTAGAGCAGCCCTGTTGGACAGGCCCTTTCTGATCTCTCCGGGTTCTTGGGGCTGCGGACGGTAACCGCGATTGAGTTCTTGCATTCTTACTGTCTGGAACTTTTGTTCCTGCTTGCCGTAACGTTTTTCAAGCTCTTTCTGCACAGCCCGCTTTTCGATTTCGTTCAACCCAAGCCGCCGCGGGGTTTTACTGGCCGTTACGGCTCCGGTTTCGCGATCGACGGAAACGGGCTGAACAATTTTATGCTCTTCCTGAGGCTTTTCCTTTTCGCGCGCTTGCACAGCTTTCTTGGCGGCGAGGCGGCGGGCGTGCTCTCTATATTCTTTACGGGCGGCATCCGCTCGTTCTTTTTCTTTTTTGAGGGTTTGGTACGCACGCTCCCGGTTATTGCGGATAATCTTGTTCAAGCGCTCTTCGCGGTTGATATTATTGGCTTTAATCTTGGTTGCCAATCCTATGAGTAACTCCCCCTTCGTCTGAATAAAAAAGGGAGCCCGGAATGAATCAGGCCCCCTTTACGCTGCGCTTTACTACGGATTGCTCGGAGTGACGACGGGCGTCGCGCCCGCGCCGCCGGTGGCGATTTCGACCGCGCCGCGAGGGTCGAGAATTCCGTGCCCCATGGCATAAGACGCGGTGATGAGGGTCGCTTCGAAGAGGGTCTTCACTTCGGAGCCGGACATGCGCGTGGTCAGGTCCTTGAGTTTGACGGTGCCCACGGCGTTGCGGTTGCCCACGACAGCAACAGATTTCGTAAAGTCGCCACGGTAGTCGTTATGCTCGTGCGGGTCGGCAGTAGTAATGTTTTTACCGTTAGGCAGGTTCATGCTCTTTTTGAGAGACATGTTGGCAATGCTCTGCAAAGCTACGTCCTTGATGGAGCCGGAGCCGCCGTAATCACGGTTGATGAGGTCTTTGACCTTGCACAGCAGGTAATACTGGGCGGGCTTGACGACAATGAAGCGCTCGTCGTCGGGGACGTCCTTCTCGTCGAGGGTCTGCGCGGCGGCGAAGATGCAGTCGGCCAGAACGGAGCCGTTGGTTTCGGCGTCCTTGGCGCTGATCACGGAGCCGCCGGGGTGGTCTTTGTTCTTGGGGCCGGAGCGCGCCGACAGGTAGAACAGGCGGGCGATCCGTTCGTCGAAGGCGTTGGCGAGGGCCACTCCCTGCTGATGCGAAAACTCGGAACGGACGTCGAGGTGCATCATGGCGTCTTCGAGGTCGTCGATCATGATGTCGGCCAGCAGCAGCCCATCGATGTTGATGATAGTCTTGCTGATCGGGGGGTTGTTCGTACCGAGAATCATCTTGCCCTTGTCGTGGTAGTGCGCCGAGGCGGTGCCGGTGTAGTAGAAGGTGCTGGAACTGCCGTGGTCGATGGTGTGGATACGGTGCAGGTCTTTGAAGATGCACTTGCGCGCGAAGGCTTTCATCACGTCGAGTTTGTAGTTGGTGATGAACAGGGCGCGCGCTTCGGCGGCGTTTTCGTTGGCGGGGATGGTGCCGTTGTTTGCACCGAGCCACATCGGATTAGCGAGGACGTTGGTTGCGGGTATGGATATCAGTCTCCTTTAGGAAATTTTTACTGCTTCAAAAACGGCGTTTTCATTAAACGCATATTGAACACTTTGGCGTATTCGGGGTCAGTGTACATGCGCGGGTCTTCCTGCGCGGCGACAGCTTCGTCGAGGGTCTTGAAGCCCGTGACGGCGACGGCAGAATCACTGTCGTTCCCCTCATAATCGTAGCCGTCGTCTGGATACTCATGATTGTAGCGGTACAAGAGCGCTTCGACGGCCATGCGGGCCGTTCCCATGTCGCCGGAATTGACGGCGAGGTCGTAGGCTTCTTTTTCCTTGTCGCTCAGCGTGGCGCTGGCGAATTTCATCAGCTCGGCATAGTTCTCTTCGCCGCCTGCAATGCCCTTAACGTGATCTACCCAGGACTCGTACAGGGCCTGCTGGCCAGCACAATAGGCGTCGACCATGGAGCGCGGCAGCCCCGCTTTATCGAACTGCCTGTAGGTCTGCTCCGAGAGTTTACCGTCACGGCTGTACTCGGCAACGAGGCTGTCGTAGTCAATGCCTTTGGACGCAAGGAAAGAGACTACAGACTGCGCCTCAGCCGCATTTTCAGCCAGCTTCTCGACAAGCTCTTCTTCGCTCTGTTCTTCTTGCGCGGCACCTTCTTCCGGTTCGTCCTCGGGGACGCCGAGACCTTCTTCGAACTGCTCTTCGCTTTGTTCGGCCTGCGCGCCGTCGTCGAAACCGAACGCGTTACCGCCCGTGTTCTCTTCGACAGCAACGTCGATCTGCTCTTCCGCCATTATTCTTCGTCTTTCTTGACGTAATACGTAACACGCTTGATGCCGTTGCCCATATCGTCTTCGCGTCGTTCGTACTCGTGGACGTTAGGCTGGATCGCCAGTTCGGCGGGGTTGCCGGCCACTACCGTTGCCGCTTTTTTCGTGTTCGCCATCTGATCTTTCCTCCGTAGAATAAAAATAGAATCCCCGCCCCTCCTTAAAGGAGAGGCAGGGAAGTGGGGCGTCGTGTTGCGGTTCCGTTTCGGGTGCATGCTGCCCCTCCACGAACGACGCAGCCCTAATGAACGGCCCAACCAATGAACAGTTGAACTGTTAAGAGATTGGGGACTGTTCTTGATTCTCCGCGTCCATGCGCTTGCCCAGCAAAGCGCCGATCTGGTTGACGGCGTTGGGGGCGACGTTTTGAAGGAGCTGGTTCTGCTGAGACTGTTCCTGTTCGGCTTCGATCTCTTCCTGCGACTTGAGCAGACTCACGCCGTCGATACCCATGCTGTTGGCGAGGGCTTTCATAAAGGCCGACGCGTTGATGTAGGGCAAGGCGACCTGAGGCCCGATGGTCTTGAAGACGATCCCCGCCCATTCGGTGAGGCGGCTGGCGTCTTGTCCCCGGCCCAAAGCGTCGATGCCCGTGACGATCTTTACGCCGACTTTTCCTTCCTGATACTGTTGATCAAGATCAGGAAGAAGAGCGTCTTCCTTCATATACTTCATGCGGAGTTTCACATAAGGATGCTGGAACTCCATCGAAAGCATCGAGTACAGCCCGCCCAGCGCCGTTTCGAGTTCCTGCGCCATATACCTGATCTCTTCTGCCGTAACGCGCTCTGCGTTGCGTTGAATGGCCGAGTTCAACAGATACGCGCGGCTGAGGCGCTGTTGAAGGTTATCGGCCATGGCTTTGGCGATTTGGAAATCGTTGGCTTTCTGTACCTGTACGGTCGAAACTTCCGCGGCGCTGCCGGTGAGAATGGCAAGGTTACCCGCCTCTTCAAGCTGTTTGGCCTTGAGCGTGCCGTTGGGAGAAACAAGAAAAACGACCTTGGCACACGCTGCCGCGCCTTCGACGATGGCCTTGGTCAAAGCTTCAAGGGACTTGTGGTCGCCAAGATACTTCTCGACATAACCGCGACCGTAGCTTTCGCCGGAAACGCGATACATGCGCAGCGGAAGCCAAGGACATTCATCTTTCTTGTAATGACCGTGTTTGCTAACAAACTTACCATCGACTTCCTGTTGCAGCGACCAACCGTTTTCGGTGCGTTTGATCTGCGTGAACAGTTCCTTGTAGCTGGCTTTGTCCTCGGGGCGGCGGTCGTTTTCCGGCGCGTCCGTCGTGGACGTTGCTAACGGCAGCGCAAGGAAACGCGGATCGACTTTTTCCCGGACGATGATCTCGGCGACGTTACCGCGGGGGTCGCGGCTGACGACGTAATTCCTGAGACTGTGCAGACGAATGCCGTCTTTGCGGACGTGCAGCAGGACGTTCCCCGTCACCAGCAGGTGAGGGATGGCTTCGGCGATCACGACGCGGTCTTCGAGCGTTTCGATGTGGTCGCACACCATTTTTTCAAGCTGTGCCAAGCCTTCTTCGATCTGTTGCCAATTTCGTTTCTCTTCCGGCAGCGCCGGGTTTTTCTCGACGCGGAGGCGGAAGGGCGGGCGGTTCGGCGGAAGGATGATATTGAGAATGCGCGAACTGAGGTTGGTCACGCCTTCCGCGCCTACGGACTGGTATGGAGACGCGACCTTCTCGCCCGTCACGCCATCTTTGGGGAATAAATAAGGGTCCGTCAGCGCCGAGCATTGTTCGGCGCGTTGGCAGTAGCTTTCGCGGATACCGGCGAGCAGTTCGAAGCGCGCCTTGAACGTAGTTCGCGCGCTTCGCCGGAGCGCGGCGAGCGTTTTATCTCGGGACATTCAGACCACTGCCGGAAGACGCGCCGCCTGAAACTCCCGAAACGTTGAGATCGGTGCGGTACGAACTCAGCCCTTTACGCCTGATCTTTGTCTGTGCCCGTGTCGACGTCGTTTCCGTATTCGCCGGGGCGACGCTTTCAGGCACGGGTTCGGGCGCCGGAGGCGCGGGCGCTGGCTGAATTTCCTTTGGCTTAGAAAAACACACGATTATGCCCTCCTTTAAATAATTACCTCATTAATGCATTCCGTTGTAAAAACAACGAAATTATGTAATCCGTTGTTTTTACAACGGAATAGACGGCTATGTACGCACAACGCGGTTTGTCGCTTTCGCCAGCATATTCAAGAGGCACAAAGCTTCGGAGTAAACGGTGTCGACCTGCTTGAACAATTCGTCGACCGGGCCGTTGTGGTTGTTCATAGAGTCGCTCACAGACTCTATAAACGAGAGCGCATAATTCACACGACGATACTGCCGCTCCAAAAACGCGGCGCTGTACTGGTTATTCACCGGCAATTTCAGCCTCCTCAAAAGCATCGATAACGTCGTCCACGTTGTTCAGAAGACGCTGCATCATAAGGGCGAAACACGATGAATCCGTGTAAGGGCTGCAATAGATGTCTTCCAGCTGAGCGCGCGCCGAGAGGAACAACTTCGACAGTCGTTCCTTCTCGGCGCGCGTCATGTACGAAAAAGAGATATAAGGATGCGTCATTTTTTGTATCTGTTGGGATCCCACGTTGACAAAAAAGCCGTGCAAACAGCCGCCATATTCTCCGGAGTATCTTTCCCGAACGCGATCAATAAGGCTCCCGAACAAGCGGCCATATTTTTGAGATTCTCGACAAGTGCGTTTTTAGCGGAACACCACTCCTTCTCTTTTTTTGGGGAATGTGCCATCTCGCTGATAAGGCTTTTCTTATGTTCGAATGCCGCGTCGGCAACATTGCAGAATCTAGACAGTGTTTCCATAACTTTTTCGTAAGCGCACCAAAAACGATCGCTATAAATAGCAACACGCGAAACAAGCCTGTTGGTAGGCAGCAGTTCTAAAACCTCTGTGTCAAGCATTTTTGGCATCTCCTTCAACAAACGTACCGACAAAATCGCGCTGCATTATTCGTTTACCCTCTTGATAATATCCAAAACGTCGTCCATAGCGTCGAACAGGCAACGCAACGCATAGGCCAACTTTCCTTCGGTGGTCTTTATGTAAAGTTCTTCGATATCCGCGCGAAAACTGAGAAGTTTGTCATAAAACTCGTCCTGTAACAGCAATACAATCCCTCCAAATCGGCGCTTTATAGTACGGCCCCAACGCATCCAGCTATTTCCTTAGCGATATCGCACGCGCACGTGTACAGCCTGCCCAAGTCAGAATTATTGGAGAAGCGTACTGATGTCTCATGCACTAAGTCTGCGTCCATGCTCGTGTTTTTAAACTCGTTCTTTGCTTTTTTACGCTCAACAAAGCACGAAAGGACAGCATTGGGAAAGGACTTCTTCAGCGTTTCCAATTCGACCTGAAAGCGCAGGTCGTCGACAATAACAATGGACGGAGTGTAAAAATTTTCGTTGGCAAAGTCTCTTTTAACGCGCCGGCATAGGGCTTCGACGAAAATGGCCGGGTAATGGCTGGTGAGGGCCTGCCCGACGTCGATAAGTACACTGCGCGGGACAGTGCCGATCTCTTTGTTGTACTCGTCTTTGTTTACCCAGTTGAATGGCACACCGTACAAGTTGGTACAGAACTCTTTCAGCGGCGCAGCGAGCGGCAGGCGGATTGAGTCGAGGCTGTAAACGCGCGTCAAAACATCGGCGATAAAATCACCGACGGTGGTTTTGCCAGCGTCGTGCCCGTTACCGGCGATAGCGACAATGAACGGCGATGTCTTTTTCACAAAAGGCACAGTACCTACATTGGAGTCCATAAAATAACTTCCTTTCTTTTGAAGTCATAATCCCCGCGGCGGCAGATACGAGCGAGCCGCGCCATGACGAGCGCGTATTCTTCTCCCAGACCTTTTTTGGCGTAAGCCTCGACGACGGCGGGCCACATCTCCCGATACGACGAAAGGCCGTCCAGAACTTTCCGGGCCTTTACCGGCCCGCAATCCGGGCAGCCTTTATACCCGTCGCAGGCGTCGCCCGTGAGGGTCTGGAACATATGATTGTAATCGGCCTGCGCTTCTGTCGTCTCGCGGACTTCCCAATCGCGAATGTCGCAGAATTTAGCCGGGACTGTCTTGAAGTCTTTGTCCGCGCTGACGATGATTTTCTCGCCTTCAATAATGTACGGCGACGTGGCGAGAATGCCGAGTGAGTCGTCGGCTTCAAGACCGGGGCGCAGGAAGGTTTCGTACTCTTCCGTCATCCATGCTTTGAGCTGTTCCAGCACCAAGGGGCGGCGCTTGTCTTTTCGATTAGCCTTGTATTCCGGCCAGATACGGTAACGGAAATTGCGCTTGGGACTCAGCGCGAAGACCGCGTCGTCGGCCGTGATCTTGTCCCGTATCTGTTCGTACTGCTCCTGAAACAGCGCTTTAGCTTCCTTGAGATCGGAATGGAGGGTCCAAACGCCTTCCGACCATTCGATAGCGTGTTCGCAAGCGCAAGCGACTTTGTAGGCAATAATGTCGCCGTCGATAAGAAGCGTCAACTTGCCATCAGGCATACTCAAGATACTCCCTAACATCAGCGCCGTTTGTCATGTAACGCGCAAAGTCAACGATATAAGGCGCGCCGAAACGTTTGTACATGTATTCGACAAAGCGCGCGTGAAGACCGACGTCACTGCCGGACCAATCAACAGGCCTGGGGCAATCGAAGTCGTTGTAATAGTACGCCGTCTCCAACAGAAGATCAGGTTCTTCGTCTCCTCCCCAGCCGTCTTCGAAGAATGTGTAATCTCCATGTTCGTCGTCTCGGGAAGCCAAGCTGTCTACGTTGTCGCCGAAGCACTTTCGATGCAGCACCACCAGCTCTTCGTCGGTGAACTGCGGGAGCCACTTCAAATCATTCGCCATATTCATACCATCCGTAATCTTCCGGTTCCAGCCCGAGTTCTTTGCAGACACGCTTGAAATAACGAGACTGTGGAGAAATCCCATAACCGCACCAGCGCGCGACCGTACTGAATGGGACGCGCATGTACCAAGCAAACTGGCTTTTGGAAACACCAAGTCCGACCAGAGCGTCGGAGATGTCGTCGGCGATCTTGCCCAAACGGGCGGCGCTGTCGTGGCATACCATTTCGCGGCCTCCTAAAACGGCGCAGTGTTCCGCATCTTGCGCCGCCATTCGCTGAGCGCCCGCCAAACGTCGATCGAAGCGCGCTTTGCAGCTGCGGCGTAACTCACATTGACAAAATCATAATCGTTGCGGGGCTTTTCGCTGCATGCGTTTTTTAATGTGTTCAAGCGCTCGACGAGTCTGTCGATTTCTGCGAGTAAATCAGCGGTTATTTCACAAACAAAATCACGTGACGAAAACACCATCATCCCTCCTGTTCGGACTTATTGGCCTTATTGAGGAATCTGTCGTAGATGTACGCGACGTTTCTCATTTTGCGTCCATACCGTTACTCTTTGTCATAATCCTTCGTCAAGTCCACGGGCGCGTTTGTCGTACCGAGCAGATGCTCGTGCCAGGCGTAAGGGATGCACTGCTCCCACACACAATTTACGCACTCGTAAGGATAACTACTGCCCCTGACGTATCTGCTAAACACGTTGGCGCACCATACCTCATTATCGTTGTTTCTCACAAGCACCTGCTCGAACGGCTTGAATTGGTACTTCTCCGGCTTCGGCGCTTCTGCGAGGTCGAGGACGAAGAATGGGAATCTGAAAGAGACAGTCTTGGGCTCCGCTAGTTCGATTCCAAGAGAACTAACGCATGCCCCCGTTACACGCAGAACCTTCCCTACGCTCTTAGTCATCTCCGCGTCCCACAAATTGTTCCAACCGCTTTCACCGCTTACTGCATTTCGTGTCACCCTTACCCAGCTGCCCTTCTTGACGCCGGTAGCTTCGAGCCACATTTTCTGCATCTTCACGTATTCTTCACTGGTCATTTTTCTTGCTCCCTTCCCGTACAAGCGGGTCAAGTATCTGCCACACGTCCAAAGGCACCTGCGCCCACATGGCGTTTACCAAATCCCGTATTTCTTTTTGCGCGTATCTGTTCGTCCCGCGTTTTTCCATAAGCTCCAACAATGTACGCAAATTGAACGTAACGTACATGCGCGTCTTGGCTGCTTCCGGAAGCAGCATGCGCGCGTCTTCGGGTTTCATCCCATATTTTTCGAGCGCTTCCCGGTACGCTTCGAGCGGGCGAAGCAAAGCCCTTTCGCACAACGCCTGTTCTTTGGGGCTGTCGTACGCTTCCGGCAAGACGCAGACGCGATTGAGGAACATGCGGTCTGTCTCGTCTTTTACTCGAGTGAACGTGACATACCGTTGGCTCATTTCGGTACGCGAAATATGTCTGTGACGGGCGAGCTGCAAGGAACAGGCGCGGCTGATGCCGTCAATGTAAAAGGTCATTGTGGCATGCTCGAAAACGCTCCAATGGCCGTTTTCATACAGTGTGCGGACAAGGCGCGCGTCGTCCTCTTCCGCGCCGCTCGCCGGCTGGCATTCTAACGGCGTCGTGCAGACGCGGGCAATCCTCGCCAAGCGAGGTACGCTGAGGTTGCTGCTGTCGACTGGCACGACGAACATTTCAATCGCCCTCCGCGGGCGCAACGGCATCCCCGCTCAAAGCGTTATTCAAACAGCTGAGCAGTCCGAGGACGACGACAAGATCGCGGAATAATTCGTCTTCGGGAATGGCGTCGTATCGCGCGACATCTTCCGTCAGAAATCGAGTAGCAGCCTTAACGCTCGCCCTAATGAGTTTCAGCCCAATTTCTTCCAAATTTGAACTCTCCCGCAAGAGGGATTCTGAATTCAAAGAATAAGCCGGCTTTTCCAAACGCAGCGGTGGCGATTTGTCCAACATGTTCTTCCTCTCCTTCTTTCACCAATAATTGATATTCGTCGTGAACGTGCGCGACTTGCTGGACTTTGTCGGCGAGGCCAGCAGTGGTCAGGTCGTCCCACAGAACGCAGGTGGCTTTCTTGACGGCGATAGCTCCGGCCGATTGCAGCAGCGTGTTGAAAGCACTGTGTATCGAACGGACGTTCAAACGGCGCTTGTCGAGGCCGATGAGATAACCGCGCTTTTTGGCAACGCGTTTCACGTCTTCGATCAGCGACGCTAGCGCCGGGAGGTTCTTCATGAATGTTGCGCGAAGCTCTGCGCCTTTCAAACTCTGCGCAATGTCCTTGAACGTGATAGTTTTATACTGAAACTGTTTGGCAAGTCGAGCGCTGGTCTGGTCGATCTTGCTCTTCGGCGCGGCGGCGAGCAGCGCTTTCGCCTGATCGTCGGTCAGTTCGACGAGTTCGCCGAGCTTATGGTCGCCCGCGCCGTAATTCAGAGCGTAAATAAATCGTTTCGCGACTTTGTTTCGCGCCCACATGTGGTAGGGGTTCTCGGGGTCTTTCTTTTCGCCTTCCGCTACCAATCCCAGCGCCTGCGCGTTGGCCCAGTGGATGTCGCCTTCGAGGATTTTTCTCGCGTAAGCGCCACCATCGTACCGAGCCATAAAATGAGCAAGACACCGCAGTTCAAGGCCAGAAGCGTCAGCGCCCAGAACCGACCAGCCGGGGGGAGCATAGAACAGACTGCGAAACTCAGCGCCCCAAGGAACGCCCACGGCAGGCACCTGAGCCATGTTCGGACTGACATGTGTGCACCTCCCTGTAACGGCTCCGTTGGTGATGACGTGGCCGTGGATACGGCCGTCTCTCCCCACCAGCTTGAGCCACGCGTTGTTGCCCTCGGCGAGCTGTCCGATACGTTTCTGCACAAGGAAATACTCGCTCAGGGCTTTTGCTTCCGGCCAGTCGAGGGCCGAAAGAACTTCTTCATCGACTTTCGGAGTGCCACGTTCGGTGTACTCCTGCGGTTCCCAGCCGCGCGTCTCTCTCAACCGTTCGGCGATATCCTTGCGGCTGCCGGGGTTGAAGGCGGTGATGCGCGCTCTCCAAACGCGCTCGCCTTTGACGTAGCCGCGCTTGGCGTTGTTGACTTTTGGGACAAACCAGTCGCCTTTATCTTCCGGAGGAAAAATGCGCTGCAATTCCTGCGTCAGTTCCTCGCGGCGCTTGGCGAGTTGGGAATAATAAAGAACGGCTTTCTCTTGGTTGAAAGGAAAGCCGTTCTGCTCTTGTTGCAGGATGATTTTCTGGAACTGGTGTTCAAGGTCGATGGCCGTCTGACTGTAGTCCTGCTCCTGTATCCGCTCCCACAGCGCCCTGGTCACAACAACGTCTTGCCTATTGTACGCGCACATTTCCTCGGACCATTCCTGCCAGTCGGTCGTCTCGCCGAACTCGCCCTTCAGCACGCCGAGGCGGTACCCCCACGCTTTGAGGGAATGGGAACCAACTAGCTTTTTCGGAAAGAAAAACATGGGCTGAGCTGGTGTTTTGGCACGACGTATCTCCGTAAAATCCAAATCGGCAAGGTTCGTCCAGATAAGGCGGGAGATCGTCAAAGTGTCGACGACTTCGCCTTTAGGCGCGAAAGAGGGGTAAACCTTTGTCAGCGCGGGGATATCAAACGCCAGAACATTATGCCCGCAAACACAGTCCGCAGCGGCCAGCCGTTCTACTCCAACAGGAATTTGCGGGTAATCCCCACGCGACGAGTAAAGGCGAGACTCGTCAGTCTCTGTATCGTAGATCGTCAGGCAGTGGACTTTTGTGGTCGCGTCGAGAAGGCCGTCCGTTTCAATGTCGAAGATGAGCATTTCGTATCAAGATAAACGCCTGGCGGCAAAAGCAACCGCGCAAATGACGGACACAGCAAGAAACGCAAAACAAGAACACCACAACACCGGCGCCCAGCGCGCGTTGAATACCATCACTTCCGCTTTTGCCTGAATCAACGGCTGCACGGCCGCCAGCACTTTTTCAACAATAGTAAGCAACATCAGAAATCTACCTCCCCTTCCAAAGGCTGTTCAACGCTTTTTTCAGTCTTTCGCCCAGCGTCAGTTTGTGCAGGCGCAGACGCCCGTCGCTGTTCCGAAACTCGTAGCGGCCACTGCGTATCTTGTTCTTTAACGTTGTTTTCGAAAACATTGCCTCGATTTTCCTCCCTGAACGGGTCGTCTTTGTCCTGTACTGCAAGGAGACGGCCCGTGCGGTTGTCATACAGCAGGGTGTCGGCAGTACCGACAACGCCTGTGAAGCGGTTCTTCAACACGTTCAGGCGGCTGTAATTGCCTGTCTCTTCATCCTGCTGGTTGCGGGACAGGGAGACGACCATATCGGACAGCTGTTCGAGGCCGCCTGAACCGCGGAGATCGGTCAGCGCCGGTTTTTTGCCATCGTTCCATGAAGCTCCCTGTGCGGGGCGCTTGAGATGGACGACGCCGAGGACGCCGATGCCTGTGTCTTCCACCAAACTGCGCAGCGCCGTCATCAGCATGTCGATCTGTTTGCGCTCGCTCTCCCCGGCGTCTCTTAATCCCGACACGACGATACTGATGTGATCGAGGACGAGGAAATCGATGGCGCAGGAAACAGCCATATAGCGGATGCGGCTCATGAGCGTGTCAATGTCGGTGGAGCCAAAATGATCGTACAAATAAAACCGCCCCTCTTGGCCGATGGTGTGGTCGTAAGCGTCTTTCAATGCTTCTTCGCTGACGCCTTCACGGGTCAAGTGGAGCGGTTTGTTCAGGTAGATCGACAGATATCTTTCCGCAGCTCGACGTTTGCTCTCCTCCAACGCCATAACGCCGATGGTCAGCTTGTGCTGCGTCATGAAATGGTACGCTATTTCATGGACGACGGTTGACTTGCCTATTCCGGAACCGGCGGTGAAGAGCCACAGTTCTTTTTTACGGATGCCGTCCGTCATCGTGTTGAGTTTGGGAAACGGCGTCGCGTAGCCTTTCTCCGGCGCTTTCGTCAACTCATCCCACAATTCGATTCCGGAAACGATTCCGTCCGGACGATAAGGGGCGGCTGACCAGATCGCGCTGATCAGTTCGGCGGTCTTGCCTGCTTTAAGCATGTCGTTAGGGTCTTTCAGCGGCAAGTACATGATGAAGGCTTTGCCGGGGCTGAGTACCTGCGCGGCTTCGTTCGCCGCTTTCCGTCCCGGTTCGTCCATGTCAAAGCAAATGACGACTTTTTCGAAAGACTCAAGCCATTCAAGGTTGTCTTTGAATGCACGCACAGCGCTTGTCACGCCGTTGGGCACTGAAACAACCGGCCACCGGTTGCCCTGTACTTGCGACACGCTGAGGCAGTCGATCTCGCCTTCGGTGACGATAACCATTTTTCCGTGGTCGTTCCACAACTGCTGGCCGTAAAGCTTCACGTTCTGCGGAGAACCGCGCCATCGGAATGTTTTGTCTTTTCCGCGGAGGTGCTGTGCTACAGGTTCCCCGTTCTGGTCATAGTAGGTCGCGACTTGCCAGACGTTAGTACCGTCATCAGCGACGCCGTAGCTGAATTTGCGACAGGTGTCGATGGTCAGATCGCGGGCTGTCAGCGGCAGATATTCGATGTCTTTGATCAGTTCGGCGGGCATGTGCGTCCGTTTCGCTCCCGTCGCTTCTCCGGCTATGTTGCTCTGGCAGGAGAAGCAGTACAAATGGCCGTCCGAGTATAATGCCGCCGCGTCGTGGCTCCCGCAGACAGGACAGGCAATGTGCGCTTGAACGGTCGCGCTGTTTGACATTTAAGCCAATCCATAGGCCCCATAGATGGCCTTGGAAGGCTTGAACTTTGCTCGGAGAGTCTTATGCCCTTCTTTGACGAAGCTCTCACCTGTACGCGGGTTTTTATAGGTCTTGTCTCCCACTTCCGAGAGTGTCGTCGTCAGAATGCCGACGCCGCGAAGGTTTACGCGTTCTTCGTCCGTGAGCGCCTTGGCGACGACGGCGAGGAAATTCTCGATGTCGGCGAGCGCCTGCGCGCGCGGTTTGGGGTAACGGCTGTTTTTGCGGTACTGCCTGATAAGTTCGTCAGTATTCAATCTCGATTCCTCCTTCTTCGAACGCCGTGCTGTTTCCGTCCAGCCACTCGGGCACACGGAAGCACGGGCAGTCTTTTACGGCGAGCTGGTTGTGCCCGACGACTTTCGTGACGCCGTATTCTTTGCAAAGTGAGACGACCAGCGCCAACAACGCCTCCCATTGTTTTTCAGTGTAGTTCGCTTCGGGCTTGCCGGTGTCTTGATTGAGGCCGCCAATCAGGCAGATTCCAATACTGTTGGCGTTGTAACCTTTGGCGTGCGCTCCGGGCTGATTGACGGGGCGTCCGGTTTCGACCGTGCCGTCGCGGCGGATTACATAGTGATAACCGATGGAAAGGCCGCTCGCGGGATTGTAAAAGCCGCGCTGGCGGTGCCAGATGTTGATTTCTTTCGCGCCGACGTTCATGGACGGTTTCGTCGCGGCGCAATGGATAACGATCAAGTCGATTTTACGCAGTGTGTACATCTCCTTTCTCTTCGTACAGCCACTCAACCGGGATTTTTTTCTCGGCCCATTTAAAGCCGTTCTTCGTTGCCCACTCGCCATAGGTTGTCTTAGACGTTTTGGTAAGTGTTTTTCGCGGGGAGGAAAAGATAAACCGAATGTCGAGATTTGGGTTGGATTCTTTGACATGGAGCATCTTCGACCGGTCTTCGGGCGGGAAGTACCCTTTTACTTCGATGATAGTCTCGTTCGGAAGGATAAAATCTGGCGTATACGTGTGTTTCTCGGCGTATTCGATCTTGGGTGGTTTATCGCAGCCGAAAAAACCATATGATTCAAGTTGCGCGCCGACCTCAGTCTGAAAGCGCGAAGTGCCCGCGCCTTCGTGCGGACGCCGCCCGCGTTTTTTAGGGAACAGGATCACTTAAAAATCCCCCGTTTCCTGCGATGCGCGCTCGCGATACGATACAGGCTGTGCAGTAGTGCCTTCGTATTTGTCCTCATCCGCAAACTGCGCTGTCTCATCGTGCTCATCGGCACTGGCGACACTATACCCTTCTTCTTCTCCGAAGCCATACGTCTTGGCGTCGCGCTTGTTGTATTCCACGAGGTCAAGAACTTGCAGCGCGTCGAGACGGATGGAGATGCCATAGCCGATCGGGCTGGCGTACGGGAACGCCGTGACGGCGAGCTTGATTGTCGAGCCGTTGCCGATAAGGCGCTTGGGCTCTTCGGGGAAAGGCACGCCCTGCGCGTCGCAGACGAACGGGCTGAATGTCCAGTCTTTGCCCTGTTTGCTGGTGCCGGAAGCTTTCGCTTTCGCCCGGATGGCGTATTCGCCGGTAGGCTCGCCGTTCTTGTCGAACCAGTCGCCGTGGTTCTCGTCTTTACGGGGCGGGAGTTCATTGCGCTTTCTCGGGTTTTTGTTCTTGGCGGCGTTCTCTTGCGCCATGGCTTCCGCTTCGGCCATCAGGGCTTCGAACTGCCGTTCCAGTTCGGCGACCTCGGGGTTGTCCTTCGATAGCAGAATTGTCGCGGAGTAATCGCCACGCTCGTCGAACTGATAATCCGGTTCGAACACGCGACAAAACAACGCCTTGCCCGCGGGAGTCGTACCGACCAACCGTTTGAATCCGTTCTTGTCCACTTTTTCTTTCAACACTGTTGTCAATCCTCCAATTCGTTTTTCATATACGCTTTCAAGGCTTCGAATGTCGCCTTGGGATAACCGCCTGCTTTTTTGATGAGATTCGACGCGAGGTTCATCAACTCCGTTGGCCGGATAGAATAGCGCTCGGCCAGACACAGGAAGAGGGCGCACGACGACATCAACTGCGTGTCATGCGACAGGTCTTGGATATTGTTCAAAATCTGCATGACCGTTAAGGACACATTGTGCATCGACGCATTGGCACATTTTGCATAAAGATCGACGGGAACCGGAATCACTTCATCACCCCCAACACAATGAGATATGTTAAATATAATTAAACCAATCCTTAAACAATCTTCGTTATCGATGAACCGTTAAGTTATTGTTTAAGACGGTTTAATTTATACCTAGGTTTATAACCTCCAAGGTGTCGTTACCAAGGGTTTTACAAAAACCGTCTGGTTACGAGGATCGCGGTAGCGATCCGAGTAGACGGTTTTTGTCGGAGAAATAGGTAATATTGAAAGAGCTTTAACTCATTCTTAGTAATTCCTGTTGAATTATTAAGATATAAGTTATTGCCCCCCCCTACCCCCCACGGGCGTCTTCCCCGTCTCGTGCATTACGGCCCCCCAATTCGTAACGCAAGGTTGCAGGCGAGGAAGATGAGAATTTAAGCAGCACTTTGGAAACCATTTTCCAAAGTCCGTTCGTGAAACTGCTTCTCTCACTAGTGCACCTTTTTCAGGAACGGCGGTGTTTTGGTCAAAATAACTTTGCCATTTGCAAAAGGTGCACTATATATGCGATTACGAAAACAGAAACTTGGCTTTCAAAATATCGTCGGGACAAAATGTGTTAATCATCGGTATTTTGGGGAGTTTGCGCTCATCACCAGAAATTAACAATGGTTTAATATGCTCGACAAAATCTTCCAGAGGTTTGTGTTTTGTGTATAATTGCCAGAATTGTTCACGGAGAATCTGAGCAAATTCTTCGGTTTTACCGGCATGAACACCAAGGCTGTCGTGAACTAAAGCGAAAGAAGTTATTCTGGATTTTTTAGCTGCGCAAACAGAAAACATCAGGTGCGAAGCGTCAAGAGAATGGATGAAATTTGGCGCAATCCCCGATACCTGCTTGGCTTTGTTGATGTAAGGGCTATCGTGGCTGTCCTTCAACAGAACCGCACCTCCCGAAGCTACCCAACATGGCATTTTGTTTTTGACGATGATGCTGCCTTGGAGCCGTGTCTTGATGCGCTTCATGTCGGTCAAATAGTAACTTTGCTGCACGACGAAACCGCTCGGCGCTACCCATGCGACGGGGGTGCTGGCTTTCGCAACGAGGTTGGCGACGGTCTTGAGGAACTTCATGCCTTCCCGCGCGCCTTTTACGACTTTGGGGATAGCATGCCAAACGGTCGTCGCCGCGTACATAAGCAGGCTTTTTACTTCTTTGGTGTCATATTGTTCGATTTCCGTGCGTTCGCTGAGAGCTTCGCAGACGTACTCGCGGGCGGTCTGAAACGTCGAACCGTAAGGGAGTGTCATGACAGCGCGTTTGGTGATCTTTCGGTCCATTAAGTTATGGGCGAGAAGGAACATGGCGTACTTGGCCTTGTCTGCGTCGGCCCCCGTTGCGTCTTCCCGGAATTGTTTGACGGCCTCTTCGGCGACAAGGCCGTAGATGTCGGACTTTTTATGTTGATTGGGGAGGCATTTGACGTTTGTCGCGATTGCGCCCACTTCGTCGCGGAGCATAGCTGAATAGTGTTGGATTCCTGAACAGCTGCCGTCGAGGCCGACAGGGGTATGGGACAGGTAACCGTCGCCTTCCCTGCAATAGCCGTCCCACTCGATGCAGGCGGCGAGGAACATGAACGGAGAATCGGCTTCGGTCCACTCTCTGTGGATCAGGGGTTCGTTGGCACAGTCGCGAATCCACTGCGTGTTGTCTTTCGCCCATTGAACGCGCTCGTCGTAATCTACTTTGTCGTTGCCCCAACAGTTAGCGACGTGGACAGCGAGCCATTTTGCGCCGTGTGCGCCCAATGGGACGCCGTCCGCAAATTCCAAGATGCCTTTTTCCCAGTCAGTCCCTTGAGGCGTTAAATTGCCGACCGGGTAAAGGCGGCCTCTGAAATCGGTTTGATATACGTAATAGAATCGTTCGTCGTTTAGAAGCAGTGCGGCGATTTCCATCGACATGCCGAGGCGGAGCCTCTGGCCTATGGCCTTGGCGTTTTTTCGATATACGGCTCGTGCAAGGCCCTTCCAACTGTCGAGTACTTCCGGGCTTTGCAGGCATTCATGTTTGACGCCTTCGACGATTTTCGCGCCGCATTTAGGGCAGTTCGGCAGGGGGAGTTTGTCAGCGCTCGGCAGTCCTGCAACAGCTTTTCCTTCGTGTACGAGTTCGGTTAAAACGGTGTAGACGCGCTGGTTGATACGCCACGCTGTGTCTTGGGCGGCGTTGACGGCCTCAAAGACGGTGGCGAACTGTTCCGGCTGGTTGAGAATTTCTTCCTGATACGCTTCATTGCGGTTTTTGACGAGTGGGAGTTGACCGCCGTAGACCGTCCAGTAGCCGCCGTTTTGCGTGTTTGTCCAGTGTCTTGGAGGGATCGGCAAAGGCAAATAAAAGCCTCCTTTAAGCCCAAGAACTGCATCGGCGTTTCCTACCCATTGAAGTAGTTGCGCACTGGGCATGAGTTTGTACCCTGTTTCCGAGATGTTTTTATTGCCGGAATAGGGAATACGGATAACATCAAATAAAGATGTTTTGCTCAAAACGATGGCTGCCAGTGTTGACGCCATCCAGTAGCGATAGCTGGTAGACCATTTTTCCCACTGCGCCTCCTTGTGCGGTTTGCCGCCGTAAACGCCGTTCGCATAACGGTTCATGGCGACTGAAAGACCAAGCTTGATCCACAAGGGGTCGGATGTGTTTTCCTTTTGACGGTTCACGACGGCTGTAAAAAAACGCGGCGCGGCTTTTTGCCAGAAATTGATTCGGGCTTCTTCTTCGCAGGCGCTCGCGATCGCAGCGTAAACATGTGTGAGAGAGCGCCCTTTAGTGCTCTCATCGAGCATGACCGTCAACGCGATATAACAGTATGCGTCAATGTCTTCCTTGCTAAATTTCAAGATATGGTTCTTATGCGGGGTGGCCTTGCCATCGGTATTTTTGAGGTTGTTCGCGACAGCGCGCGCACAGTCGGTAATAAAGGGGAGCGTGCTTGCCATTAGACTACGGAGCGGTTTGTGTTTTGACCAGACACCGTCTTCGAAGGCTTTCCGGCTGTTGTCTTCAATATCGGCAATGTGTTGATTTCGTATTGTCTTTTCTCTTTCCAAAACTTTTTCGTATTCGTCTGGAAGTTGTAGTGATAAGAATTCGTTATGTGTATTCATTTTAACCTCCTTGTAAACTGTAATTGAAGTATAGCATTATGGAATCTATTTGTATAGATTACAATGCTTTTATGCGATACTTCAAAATACAGGAAATACGTTGGCCTTTTAAGATAAACAACAAGGGAGATACCTTATTACCGGCGTCTCCCTTGTTGTAAATATGGCGTTTTTTGTTGTAAAAATACGATATGTCGTTTTAACACATTGAAAAGCAAACAATAATTCTTAGGTTTTTATTGTGGAAATTGTTCTAAAAAATGCGAAAAGGGACTCAAAATCCCCCGTGGGCAACCACGTGAGGGTTCGAGTCCCTCCTTAGGCACCATTTTTTCAAATTGCAAAGGACTTGTCAATGCAGTTACGACAAGTCCTTTTATTTTTTACGACATTTTACTCAAGCTTTATTCCAACAATTTCGTCATTCCGTAGAGATCGTCCGGCCAAAGATGGGCGTACCTTCTGGTCGTCATTAAATTTCTTGAGGCTCTTGTCGGCCGTGTCGGCCTCGGATTTGAGCTCCACAGGAAAAATGTCATTTTCTCTCTGACTGTGGGGTAGCCCGCCGCCTTTTGAAAAAGGACGAAGAAACTTGACCGATCACCGGTGCGGGAAGGACGAGCGCCAGGACATGAAGGATCTCGGCGCGAAGCTGAAAGGAACGTCATGAGCCCGCTTTCTTCGGCGCCGGTGAAAAAGTTTCGATTCAGTGTATAATTTTATGGCAGAGGCCGGAATTCGCGTGATGTGTGGCGGCTGACAATCTTTCACTGGAGGAAACAACC